GAAAATCCGTATTGATTGCGAACTCCCCGCCCGCTATGGTTACGCTTGCGGGGAGTTCGTCGGTTAAGATATTTATTTTCTACTCCGCTTGGTTGTCTTCGGAGAGTATTTCTGCAATTTCTCAACGCGTGACTTTTGAATGAATGGCGTTATGCCTTCCAAAAATTGAGCGTATGCGTCCAGAGATAACGCCTCACCAAAGGCAATCAATGACGTACCCTTGCCGAACAGGACATCTATCTGGTCGCGGATGTACTCGCACGCCTCCCGCATAAATAACAAGCGGGATTCGTTATCGGCATTTTCTTTTTCAATTGCATCGGCGCGCGCCTGAAACTCTTTTAGTTTTGTCTCGAACTCGCCAATCAGTTTATAAAACCGCTCCGCAAACATAACGTCAGACGGATTGAAAACGATAATGCGGTTCGGGTCGCCATTAATTGCAATACGTTTCTCGCCCGTATTGATATGGATTGAATCCATGTAACGCCTTTCTGCTTATGCAAATGAGTTGCCTGAAACGTCATACAAACCAGTCGTAGCCGTGCCTCTGAAATTGATGGTGTAATTGATTTTGTTGCTGACGCCGCCGTCACCACCAAACGAGTCAATCTGGATTGAAACGGGTTGCAGTTCGGCGGGGTATTGGTCGCCTGATACGGGTGTCTCATACAGATACACGAGCAGGGCGTCAGTTTCCGCCGCGCTAAGGGTCGCGCGCGTGCGGCGCAAATTATCCACGAACTCAAACACCGCGTCACCATTCACCGCAGTTGCCTCAATCGGCATATTCGGCGCATACTTTTCGACGGTGATGGTTGCCACATCCTGATGGATATAGGTTTCCGTGCTTGCCTCAGGGTTGTAATTGATTGTGCCTGTGGTTACACCGTCACCCACAAGACTCCAGGTCGGAGAACCCGCGGGATTCGTAGCCAGAAATAATCGAAACTCACTTCGTTTAACTTTTGCCATTGTATACTCCTATAATCGAATGACCGCGATGGTTACACTCGTGCCAACATCGAAATTAACGTAGACCATCCCATCTGTTTGATTGTAATATTCCTTCGGGAAGGGTCCGAACATTTTATTAACCCCCGTGGTTAATTGCACGGTCAAATCCGAAACCGCTAAATCATCCACGGTGATAGGTGTTGGGATGGTGACATTGATTGTCCCGCCGCCGCCGTTTTTGACGTACAGAAAAGCGCGCGTATCAACGTTCAAAAACTGCATCCCGTTCGGTTGGTCTGCCGCCGCGAACGTGTGCGTTAATCCCGTGCGGGATATGGATTGGGGTGTAATGGTAGTTCTCGCCATGTGATTCTCCTTATGGCTCTTGCTGATAAATAAGGCGTCCAGTTATCTGGTAAATACCAGAGCCCGATTCGCCCTGTTCTAAAATAAAGCCCCAGCCCGACGCCTCAATTGCCTCAGCGGTCTTACCCGCGTCCAGTGTTGGCAGTACGCCTGCCTCGGTCTGTGTCTCAAACCAATCAGCCAGGGCTTCATAAAATCCGTTGTTTTCCAACCTCTCCAAATCGGCAGAGGTGTATTCCATGCTCTGTATTGCAAATGGATATTCCCGCAAGGTCGCGCCGTTGATGTAACGCTCCAATATCCGCCCGCCCGCTAACGGCAGAATGGCGTATTGTGTTGGCTCTTTTCCGAGCGTTTCAATCAATACCGCCGCGCCCGCTTTGAGTTGCGAGTACGTCAATATATAGGTTCGTAAATCTTCAATGATGCTCATTTGCCGCGTCCCGCAATGCGCCGCGCGCCTGCGATAATCTTTTCACCGTGTACCATTTTCATACGGGCAAACCATAACCGCCCGCGTAGGTGTCCAGTCTTGCTCGTGCCTGCCTTGCGTCCGAGGTAGTACTGTTCCCGCGAATAAGGCGCAAGCCATTCCACTGTACCGCTTCCGATGTGCGTGCCTAGTATGCCCGTCTTAATCATCGTGCCAGTACGGAGGGGGATGTATGGCTCGCAATATCTAAGCACTTCGCTATCCATGAACTTTTGAGCATCGGAATATTGGCGCGACCATTTCTGTCTAAAGTTGCTATTCCACTTCAATTCAGCCTTGCCATTTTTACCGATGACAACCTTACCGCGCGGGGTTTCGATGTCGCTCATTTCAGCCCCACCATGTAATGCCGCATATGCAGAGAACCTTGATTCATTTCGTCTATGGTGGTGACTGTAAAGACATTATTATAAGCGGCGCGCAAGTCGCTCAGCGTAAAGGTGTCCGTGATTTCATCGGTGACAATGCCGCGCACCATGATGTCGCCTTCGTGGAGCGTCCAGTTATCCGTGCCGTATGTCCATTCCTTGAAAGGCAGATAGTTGTCACACTGCGAAAACGGAATGAACACGGTTGCAAGGTTGGCGGCGGTGAATTTGGTTGTAACCGATTGCGTGCTTTGCCACACAACGTCAGAGACTTCATACCGCTGGTATTTCTCCGCACGGTTTAGGATGTAGCGGTTATAAATCGTGATGTCGCTATTCGGAATCACTGACGCCGCCATACTCGCCGGAATTGAATCCGGCAAACAGCAAATAGGTATTGGCAAGCCACACCCGCGCCGCCTGTTCGATTTTCGTCTGACTGGATTTCATGCGGGATGAATTGGCATTGTACGAGATGGAGTATTGCCCCTGTGATTCGGAGGCGATACCGTCCAGATTATCGGATTGTTCCTGCCTGTTCATTTCTTCCGCAATCGCGCACATCGCTTTTTTAATCTTCTCAACGGTCGCGCCAACCGTTTCAGCCTCCGCGCGCCCGAACGTCATTTCATCCAGGGCGGCGGAGGCTTTCATTGCCAGGCGGGGGAACTCGGCTTCGGCTATGGAGTAGCCGAGATACGATGTAGAGTAATAGGTATAATCCGCGTATGCCATAGCCTAAGCCTTTATTGTTTCTTTTTCTTCGGTGTCACGGGCATAGCAATTTGCTCTTCCGGTTCGTCTTGTGGTTTTACTTTTACCTCAAGCGTAACCACCTGATACCCCTGACGAATATAAAAATCCTTTTCGTTGTCAGGTACTTCGATGGTGATGCCATTCAAATTCAATGTGACCATAGACTCACCTTATGCCGATGCAATGCCTTCGAGATAATAGATATAGCCCGTCAATTTTCCGGCGGTCAATGCTTGCACCGAAACGGTACAAGTAATCTCGCGCGCCTGTGTGGTTTTAATGGACGTGGATTCGGGCGTGTTGGCTTTTGGCACAATCGCTTTGCGTCCGATGGTTGAATACGGCGCGCCGCTGACTGCCGCGGCGGTCTGAATATCGTTTGCGCCTTCGACGCTGATTGCGATTTGTCCGGTGTTACCGCCCGCCGATGTAAACAGGGTATTGACATCAAAGAATCCACCGCACACAATAGATTGAGCGGGAATGGTGACGCCTGTACCGTGCGCGGCTACGGTGGTATTTGCCGCGCCCGAACTGTCATCCGCGGCAGTGTTGAAGAGGAAGCGCGCAACGTGCATGACGCCCAATCCAACATCCCCGCCCGCTTTGGAGTTGAAGGCGTCAAAATTATCATTGACATCCTTCAACCAACCCGCGCTGGATACTGCTTTTGTAAGTGTGGTCATTGTGTACCGCCTTACGAGTTCTTCTTGTGGAGATATACACCGTCAACTTTGTTCTCGTACACAAAGGCGTCGTGATAGAGGCGATACTGCAACAACCACGCATCCGCGGCTTGATTCTCTTCGGGTGAAAAGATTTTCAAGGCGGCGTGTTTGGTAGCCTGCAAGATAGCCGACGGATGCAAGAGCATGAAGTTAATATCGCGTCCGGTGGAGGCGGTCTTGACATACCCGCCCGCGCTACCCGTTGCGCCCGCGTTCAAAGTAACCTGAGTGTAAAAGCGGGATTGAGGCACGGGGATGATTTCGACATTATCCAGCATCTTCACGCGGCGGTCTGCGGCGTTCTCGTTTGCCAGTGAACGAGTCACGGCGGTTTTTAGCAAGCCGTTGATGGTTGAAGAAACATACAACAGGCGACCATCAGACGGCACTTGGTCTTCGTCCATTGTGAGCATCGCGGCGTCAAACGCGGCAAGCACCGCCGCGCCGTCTGCTAAAGCGGCTTCGGCTACGGTGGAGATTCCTGACCATGAGGCGTATTTGGCAAAACGATACGCGTCCACCTCGGGCGCAACGCCCGTGCGGATAAACTCATTCGCCAATGTGCCGAACGCCATACCGAGCGACTCTTCGTCGTCCATGCGGTCAATCGAGAACGCGCGCCCGCGCGAGGTCGAGAGGGTCATGGTTTCCCATGTGCCAGTTACATCGCCCGCGGGGTAGCCGGTTGCGCGCGAGTACGTGCCAAGACCTATAATGGAGGTCTTGAAAATCTTAACAACATTCGCGCCTGCAAAGTCCACGGGTTTAGTTTGCCCGTCCAGGCGGGCGGTAAGAGATTCACGCTTGTAAACCTCGTCGAGAATCGGCTGGAACTTTTCAGCCAATGCAATTGAATTTGCCATTGTTACATTCCTTTATGACGCTGTGAGACCCGCCGCCTTGCGCGCCGCGTCCACAACAGGGTCATTAATAATTGATTTGTTTGTCCCACCCGTCACGATTTTCGGGGCGGGGGTAGCATCCTCAAACAGATAATCACTTTCGGCTTTGACCTTTTCGAGTTGCTCTTTCAATCCAAGCAATGAGCCGTCATCGTTCAATTTCAGCGCATGGTGAGAGCAACCACCTTAAACGCTTAGGCGCGGTGAAAGGCAAACAGATGAATAAAAAGGATTTGATTGATTTGGGTATCGCGGAGGATGTGGCAGAGAAAATTGTCATCTTGCACGGCAAGGACATCGAAAGCCATAAATCAAAATTGGCAACCTTGCAATCCGAGATAGACGGCGCAAAGGCACAACTAGCCGATGCGAACACCGCCATTGAAGGATTCAAGAAGTTAGACGTTGACGGCATCCAAAAAGCCGCCGACGAATACAAAGCCAAGTTTGAACAGCAAAGTATTAATAATGAATTGCTCGCGGCTGCCAGTGATGCCTTAGATGCCGATGTCATTATGGCATTGCTAGGCAATAAAGCTGTCGTTGATGCGACGGGCAAAGTCACGGTAGAGGGTAAAACCGCCAAAGAAGCGGTTGCCGATTTACTGAAAGCTAAGCCACATTTAGCAAAAGCTAGCGGTGCAGCAGGTTCAGGTGCGCCCAATTCCACTACTCAGCCGCCACCATCCAGCGAAACAGCCTACGCAGACGCATACAAAGCGCGTGATGTGCGCGGTATGTTGTTGTTGCCGCACTGAGCGTAAAACCCACCCCATTCTGCACGCTAACTATGTAAGCAGAAGCAGGTACGCCTGAGCCTGTCACTAACGCACCGACGGGAATTAAATCGGTATTGGTAATGCCCGTTACAACTGCACTGGTGCTGGTATTACCATACCAAATCGCAGGAGCTAAGTGAGCTACTTTATAGCGATTGTCTATGCCTATAAAGCCGACATTATCACCAACGCCCAGCAGTCTAATAGTATCGCCAACTGCCACAACAGGCGCGACACTGGTTGCTAACATCATATAGCCATTGGCACGAGCAAAGCCACGCAATGAAAATGTTTGCGCGGCTGGTAAATTGCCACCATTCACCCTGACCACTGCACCACCGAATGATGCGGCTGTGGCAGCACTACCCCAAACTACAGCAAATGAGTTTTCATTAATCACGCTCGCAACAACAGTGGCGACTGCTAGATTAGCAAAGTTAGCTGTATCCGTAACGCCATAAGCTGTTATCCAATCTTCGGTCGTTAGCTTATGAGGTATATCCGTTGTTACCGTTGCAGTCGTTGTGCCAGTTTTGGAAACACTGACAATACGGGCAACTGGGACGCTCTTATTCGGCAGTGTTTTGCTTGAGAGATGTACAACATACTCTTTGTCGGATGATGGAGTGGATTGACTGCGCTTTAGAAAAATAGGCAACGCCATCGAATCAATCGCTTGACTGACAATTTCTAAATGTTCTTGGCGAACATTAAATCCAGTAACGAACCTAGGTTGTTGGGCGTAAGCGTAAGGCTGGACTGAGGCTTGCAAAGAATCACTGTAAGCAGTTCCTAGGCTTGTTGCCGCATTAATAACAGGCGAGCCGCCTGCATTTTTAGAATACAGAATAGCGTTTGCCGATGTTGCACCATCAAGCAATAGACCTGACGCATCTAGTGATTTAAACGCAGGATGCACCCGCAGCAATCGGGCATCCGCCCCTACTGTGTAAGCGCCATCTGCAATCGTTAGCGGGATAATGATAATGTTTTCAGTATTCCAAACCGTCGTTACCACGACTGAACCTACGTTTAAGCGTGAGCCAGCACAGCCGTACAAAACAACTCTATCCAGAGGGAACACCTTATTGGCAATGCTGCCACTACAGGAGATATAAGCAACATTAGTCAGCACTCGAATAGAGCTTATAACAATTGGAATATCTGGCGCTCCTGATTCGATAATCCCGTTCGAGGCACTCACTAGCGACAAACAATGCTCTTCGCCTGCTATTCTTTGCGAAGCAGACCACCCAAAAAGAACTCTGGCAGGGAGTAAAAATGGCACTAAAGACTGTAGAGAGCCTTCAACACCCGCCACTAGAGCAGAGCTTGTGAGCTTTAAATATTCCGCGCCCGCGACATTACCATCAACGCTAAGCGAAAACGACGCATCAATATTTTGCTGCCACTTTGCATTATCAATCACACCAAAGCCATCATAGAAGCTGTCTTTAGCTGTTTTAACGGATAACTGTGCGGCACCGACCATTGCAACAGGTAGCGGCGCATCACTAGAGACCGTTTTTCTATGTCCACTCTCATCAATAAAATCTGTCATAAATACCCTTGCTTAAAATAAATCAGCGGAGTTCACAAGCCTAGGCTTGGACTCCAGCGGTGGCAGCAATGCGATCGCCATACACATCACCTTGTGCGTCAATCTCATCTTCAATTTCACTCATGGTCGTGGGCGCGACATCGTTAGCCAGTATCTGCTTGGCCACACGCTTTTTAATTGCCCCAGTGAACACAGAACCCATGCTCATGTTAATAACATCCATTGCAATCGCCAGCTCACTTGCCATATCCACTAGATTGAAATCATCATTATAAGAAATATGCCCTTGCGGTTCTTGTCCTTGCCACAAGGCGACTAATTCCAAAATCTCATTTTCAGCGGCTTCTGCTTGCGACGCAGTGGTACGCATAGACGAGTTGGCTTCTGAAAAATGAAACGCCAGCGCAACACCAGAAGCCTGCACACCGCCAACAAACTCAAGATTAGCAATACGGTAAATATCAGTAACGCTATTAGCGATTCGAGTTTCATACTGTTCAGCCGATGAAGCGGGTGGGGCAATAAACTCAGGCTTACCACCGCCAACAGGGTTATAAACAATGCCGTTTTTAGTGCCGATAGTCATATTGGTCAAACTATCGCGCTCGGCTTTGGTTGCCGCAGGAATCGTCAGGATAGCAAACGCTTGATCGCGCAATAATTCTTGTAGCTCACTGTGTAGATTAAACAGACTCCAGTTAAGCTGTGCGAGGTCGTAAAAAAACGAATCCGCGTGGCTAGATGTTGGGTCTAGTGGGGCTGCTGCATGAAGTTTAACCACAGGCACACGCCCTAGATCATGCGTGCCAGAGGTTATCGGGTCGCCATTAATCTCACTGCTGTATTTCCACGCGGTTTTGGTAAAGGTGCGGTAATGAATAACGCCGTTAGTGGTTTCTGAAAACGTCACCTCTTCCCATTCGCCTTGTGAATCTTTCAATTCATAGATTAATTGGCTGGGTAAGCGTACCGTTAAATACGGTAGCGTTTCATCGGCTTTAGAGGTGGCTTTTTTGTTGGATTTATCAACAATGATATAGACCGAGCCTAAGATAGTCGCTAACCGCTGATAATTTGCCATCACTGCATTTAACTTGCCGCGCACGCCATTACAGTTAGCAATAAACTGAGTATAGGTATCATCTAAATCGGTACGCTGTGGCGGTGTTTTCCACAGATAGCCATTAAACACATCGGTGATTTTTCGACAGAAATTCGGATAAACAGCCAGTTGTTGTCGCCGCTTAAATTCATCGGCTTGTTCACGGGCGTGTGGGACTAAGTATTGACCCGTAGCAAAGCCGCCTTTGCCACTGTAAGCGTCAAGCAGAAAGCTATCGCTGGATCTAATAATTGGACTGAATGTGGCTATAGTCATCGTAATTTAAAAGTTAAGGATTCGTAGTGTTGATTACCGCTTTCATCGCTGGCAGCAGACACCGCTAATGCACCTGCCCAGAATCTATCGCTGTGTCCGTCTTTAGTGCGTTCAGCGGCAAAGCGAATATTGCCTGCGGCAGTCGTCGTTTTAGTGATTGCGCGTAAATCGGCACGGATTTTAGGTTTAAAGGGGATACGGATTTTCTTGTCTTCAAATGCACCGCGTAAGGCATACGCCATTGATTCTTTAACGCTGTTGGTGAAGGTCACGCATTCCACGCGATATTTACCAAACTTATCTTGCGCATCATCGCCCCAGCCTATGCCTAAGCCTGTGTAATCCAAACACACCCGCTGCATGAACGGCAACAGCGGATAAAACACTGCTTCCTGCTCACTTTTTCTCATGTTTTGCAATTCGATTACCATGCGGGTGTAGAGCGTATCACCTAGCTTTTCTACTACCCAGATAACGGTTAAGTCGCTTTTGCGTCCAATATCAATCCCTGCATACAATAAGCCTTTCGCGGCGCGTAAATCATCCAACACATATTCCCAGCTTTCAGACTGCCCATACTCACAACCAGCAATAAGGTCATAATCCAAAAAGGCAGAGTTATCATCCGCTGGGTTGCAACAGTATTCCTGCTCAAAGGATTCAGCATCGGCACAACCTGATTTGATAAAGTCAAAATAGGCGGGTTCATCCATCGTTTGGATTTCATCGTCAGCGGGTAGCGTTTGCTGGAGCTTGTAGAGGAAACCTTGTTCAAGGGCGGTCTGTAGTGTGATCGTATGCAGGCTGATTTTTTTAGGGTTGCCATTTTCTTTGATTTCACGAATCAGTTGATTAAAGAAGTTATTACTGCCACGGTGAGTGCTGATTAGCTCCATAGAGCCGCCCCAAGTAATACCAGGATAAGCAATTGACCACAGCTTGCGTGGGTCTGGGTGTAGCGCGAATTCGTCTAAGATACGCCCGCCACGTTTGCCCGCCTGTGCATCGGGATTGCTGGACATGGAATGTATGCGTTTGCCGTTAGCGAACTCTAGGACGTATGCAGTGATTTTGTTTTTATCATCAATGACGCACTCACCTAAATCTTTTGCCGCCATATTGAGCAGCTTTGCCCACATCTTGCAATCTTCGATAAACAGTCGCGCCTGTAGATCATCACGACTAGAGACCCATTGGTCATTCTTTGCGCTTATCATTGCAGTACGCTCAGCGGCTTTATAAGCGGTTGACCAGCTCACACCGATTTGTCTGGATTTTTCCATCAACTTTAAGCGCGAATCGTCTTTAATCCACGACTCTTGAAACGCTAGGAATAATGCAGCGGGATTAGCAGGTATAACCTTTGCCTTACCCATTAACTCATCCCCAGCACATCCGCACGAATAATATCCCGCTTCTCCTCACTAATACCCAGCGACTTAGCGGTTTTTTCTACCATCTCAGCGACCTTGGCTTTTTCTTCAGCTCTGGCTTGTCGTACCGCCTGCTCAATAATTTTGTTTGAATCCGTGACAATCTTATGCGCTTGCGCTAACTCTCTTAGCTCTTTGGGTGAGGGCAATTCCTCGCTATCATCCATTTCCATGCCTAAGCGCGTGGTCATGCTTTGCAATAAGGCGGACAACACTTGGCTTTGTTCTACGCTAGGCTTACAGCCAATCTCATGCACCACTGCCTGTGCTAATTCCCGTTCGCGGCGTAACTTCGCCCCTGTTATCGCTAGGCGTTCATTGTAGTTTTTAGCTTGCTTCTGCACGATGTCGCGGGTGATAACAGGCTTTTCCTCTAAATCCAAGGTGGCTATAAAGGCGTTCATGTAATCAGCGACTTGCTGTTGGGTGTATTTTTTGTTGCTGATTAAGCCGTGAAAATACTTTTCCACTTCTTTAGGCAACTGGCTCAGCGTTGATTTTGCACCCATGACTAATCCAGTGGCTTACGCGCAATGCCGGGAACGATAGCGCGTCCGTTGGCTACGTCTTCACCTAATGCAGTCAGTTTTGCGGTGTGTAAATCGGTATCCGCTATCACACTGACAACCACCAACGCCCGTTCTTTTAACCATTGCAATTGCGACCGTAAACGGTCTTTAGCAATCGGATTGCCGATGGCTTGCAAGGCTTTTTTTAATATCAGCTCAGACATGGCGTAATCACTGTCTTGCTCAAGCAAGGCAAGGATGTCACGGCGATATTCTTGGTTTTCAATATCAATCAAGCTCATGATTTTTTATCCAATTCGTTTTGATACAGGCGGTCTAAATTATTAGAGACGTGCTTAAACTCGCCTGACAACTCCTTTAAATTGCCATTGACCTCATTCAGCTTGTCGTAAATTTTGCCTAGATCATCGTGCGTAGGTTTGTGATGTATGTCCTGCTCTGCACGGGTTAGCCGCCCCTCTTGGATTTCAATTTTTTCCGTCAGGGTTTTTTCTACGCGGTCGATACTGGCAACCGTTGCCTTGTCTTTGTTTTCTCTGGACGTAGCCCACCAAAATCCAACGGTCAGCAGGATATTAATCCCCATTAAGTAATTTCTAACGAGTTCTGCGTCCATTGTTAGCCTTTTGCCTTGCGTGTTAAGCGCGGTTTAGTGAGTGCGACCGTGGTTTGAGTGCGTAACAGTACATTGACCAAGGCAACCACCAACATTAAAGACGCATAGTGTCGGTCTGAGAGCAGTAGCTTTAGGGTATCGGCTTCACTGGCAAGCACGGCTAAGAGTGCGATAGCGGTGTTAAAGCCGATAGTTTTTGAGTATAGCCAAGGCTTTTTGCTGGGGTCTGTCATGGTCTGTCCCTGTATGAATAGTGTAACTAAGCATACAGGTTAGGGTTTTTGATGGCGTGTAATAGGGGTATAGCGTGGAGTCCAAACCCTAGGTTTGTCAGTCACAAGCCTAGGGCTTGGACTCCGTGGGTGGGTTATTTAATGCGGGTTAAGTTGGGCGGGGTGGGTTCATCTTCTTTGCGTAGACGGATTTTAGCCAGTAATTCTGCCGCGCCTTGCACTTTGCGATGCAGCTCTAGTTGGCACAGGGTAATTTCAGTCATTGCGACTAGGCATTGATTTAGCAGTTGGCGGTCTTCGTTACTCATTACACACCCTTTTTGCTGTTGATGTGAACATGAATCGCGTATTTGATGGCGGACATGGCTTTGTTTAATTTGTTAGCGATAACACGATAACTAGCTCCTTCATCGTAGAGCTGGTGTAGCTGGGTTATTTCGCCCTGCGTCCAACGGCGTTTTCTATAGGGCGAAACTTTTAAAGGCGGTGGCGTGTCGGCTTGGCGAGGTGTTTGCAGGCTATTGAGTTTGCAGTGCAGTAGATCAATGTAGTGGTCTTTGTCGATGGTGATGTTATTGAAGAGGTCTGTTTGGCTGGGTGCGGTGGGTGGCTCTTGGTAGGTATTTACCAGTGCATCGTAAGCGCGGATGACTTGAATGTGAAACTTCGCGCTAATCCACATGGCGTAGGCGTAGACCAGTTCTTTGACGACGTAAGTGCCCTGCTGATTGCCGCCCTGCATGACTTTTACAGCGTTGCTCACATCTGAGCAACGGTCTATTTCTTCAATCAGGGCTTTGGCTTGGTCTAGTCTTAACCAGTTAGCAGGCTTGTGTTTTAGCTCACTACCAGCGGCTTTGTGCAAATCGTTTAAGCAGTAACGACCTTGTAAATCCTGACCAATTGAGATATTGGCGATTGTAAGCGCGACCATGTTATTATTCATCTTGTGATTCCTTTAAATTTGCGTTTTGGGTATTTACATTGAAGCTTTGCGTGTTAGTAGTACGCAGGGCTTTTTCTTTTTCTAGGATAAAAACAATTTCAGAATTCATTGTCCTGTGATTTTTCTTTGCCTCTGCTTTCACCCAGTCTTTTAGCTCTGGCTGCATTCTCAGCCCTAACTGATTTATGTCACTTATTTTTTTCACGTTTATATCTCCTAATATTGTTACAGGCTGTAACAACTGATAAAAATATTACATCATGTTATAATTTTAAACAAGTCAAATAATTACAGGCTGTAGTCAAATGAGATTAGAAGATGAAAATATTCAGGATATAGCTCCGTTTGGCGTTCGTATGCCTAGCGAACTAAAAGCCAGAATCAAAGAAGCGGCAAAAAAAAATAAGCATTCTATGAATGCTGAAATAGTAACAAGACTTGAAATGTCATTTCGTAGCGGCGTTGACTTTCGTGAAATACCTCATGAAGAACTCATTGATAGCATTAAAAATGCGATGAAAGGGCTTCTTGATGATGGAATAATTTCCATTAAAAAACCTGCTGAAAAATAACTTGCAGTAGCGCAGGCTGGGTTGGCGATAGTGCAACCCAGCCTGCAACACTGTTAATTCAGACTAGCAAAAGAGCCTGCTCTACAGTAAAGAACTCCCCACTTAATCCATCGCAATACTCAACCACCTTTAGCATCTCTCTATGCACCAAAAGATGAGGCATTGAATCTCTAACAATTAACTGCATGGCTTCAATAAAACACTGTGCCTTAGCCTGCTCAAATGTCATATTTTGAACATCGGCACAAACACCTAAGGTGGTACTCTTAAAATGCTTAATATCCTCATGCCCAAGAGGCAAAACACGGACATAGATAGACATTGGATTCCAGCACAACACGCAATCTTTAGCGTGATAAAGTCCTTTAGCGGCTTTACTAGACCTTAACTCAATTTTCATTACTCGATTCATTAACACACATTGTTTTTCGTGACTTTCTTCGTACGCTCCTTTCAATTGCTTTAACTCACGCTCTAAATCATCAATTTCATTACTCATATTCGTTCCTAATATAAAAAATAATAGCGGGTAAAGGTGTATCCGCCCTAGGATACTTTATGCTCTCTTCCACACGGGATAAACAATCGGATTAGCAGGTGTAATCACAATATGCCTCACACAGTGCGGTTTACGGCGTTTAACAGGAAGCAACAAGGCATTTGCCCGTTTATCAGCGGCTTTTTGTGCTGGTGTTTTCATAACTGTGTCCAGTCTATTTGAGCATTGTTGCTCAGTTGTTGATATTCCTGTTTTTCAGCACGGCGCAGGGCTTTAGTGATACCGCCCTCCGTCATGGTGTATTTTCGTGCCAGTTGCGCCAGCGATAGACCTGTGCGCTTGTCTGCTAATATCGACCTATCGCGCAGGGCGTTGATGGCTTTTAAACAGCGCGGTATATTGAGCATTTCATGCGCATAGACGGCACACAAGCGACTGTAATCATCAAAGCCAATCAAGCGAGCAATCACATGATCGTCCGTGGGTTTTTTTTGCAGTGCTACGCGCGTGCCACCGTATTCATTAATAATCGCGTGTACCGCCTCTACACTCACAATCGCTAGCAATGCCTGAATACTGGCAGGCAGTTCTTCAATGGAAAATTGACTGGCTTGCATGGTTGCCCCAAAGAGTGATTAATTGTTGTGCAGGTTCAGTGGGATTTGCACCCACGAGTCTTTAACGGATTCGCGCTCATAAAAGACGACGTAGCGTTTTTTAAACACATACTCGATTGCCTGATCTAACGCGGCTTTAATCTCTAGCCATTCAGGGTAATCACAACGCAGGTTTTTTAATTCCATGACTTTATCAAGGCGCATTTGCCCTGTGGAACTGGTTTCAAAGGCTGATAAGGCGAGGGCTTTGAAGAACGGCTCGACGTTCGCGCCGCGCTCTTCTACCAGTTTTTCCAGCATGGCTTTAGCAATCATCAGCTTTTCGTTAGCGGTCGCTGATTTGGCTTTGACCAACTTAATGCGCTGCAAGCCATCAATCGATACCATTGATACGCCATCTTCATCACCCAAGCCTTTAGCCTTGTGTTCTTCAGCGCTGATTCTGAAAAATTCGCCAATGGAGGCAATAAGTTCGTGGTGGTATTCGCTTTGCTCAGCGGCGCGGCGTTTGGCTTCGGTGACGTTCTGCGCAATCAGGATGTTGCGTGCTAACTGTACGTCACTGAACATGGTGACTGGGCAAAGCCTGCCTTGCGCGTCTTTAATAGCGACTTCATTAGTCGCTGGGTCTTTTTTACACGCCTCTGCACGGGCAAAAAGTTGTTGAATGCGTTGTGTGATAGTCATACTTCCCTCTCTAGTTGTTGGTTAAATTGCCTCAGTTCGATGGCGTTTTTATTTCGCATAAGCCGATAAGCATCGCGCTCTTCAGGGGTCATCTTGCTAAGTTCTTGTTGTAGCATTTGCTGTCTTCGTTCTTTGGCTTCTTCGGGTGACAGCCTTGTTTTTTTCGTAACAGGCGGTAATACCTCATTTGCTTGCAGTGCCGCGTGGGTTTCGGTGCGTTCATCCTGTGTCATGGCGGGTTCTGTTAGCGCGTTCCGCCATAATTGCTTTATGCTGTCTGGCATGGCGACTTTTTCACGCGCCTTAGGTTGCGCCTCTGCTTGTGCATCAACTCTTGATTTTTTCAGCTCTTCCATGCGCTGATCGTTCGCGGCGCGTTCAGCTTGTTTTTTAGCGTCAGCACGTTGTACGTTTTCATCACTGAGTCGTTTGCCTTCGGTAATTACCACCTCTAGCAAATAGCCGTGAGACTTCAACGGTGTTTGCAATCTGCCTGCATCACGCGCTTCTATGACTTTCTCAATCGCTGACTCCCAGACGCGGTGCGGGGCTTCAAACGCCACACCATTGCGTTTAATGGCTTGCGCCTCTATCATAGGCATTAGCTCACTCAGCAAAGTAGCTACTTTTGACCACGATAATTGACGCTTTTCGGGTCTAAACAATCCTAGGTATTTGACTACCTGCCGTCCTACTGGCACTATTTTCAACACAGATAGCAACGCTTGGGCGGTAGGTTCATTGTCGACCAATGAATCCAATGAATTACATGATCCGCAGGACGGGCATTTAATTAACATGACGCGACTCCTCTGGGCTTACACCCAATTTGATAAGTTATAAATAACTGTGCTAACTCATTATTTAAGCCTTGGTGCTTGTTGCCTGCTTTTTTGCATTCAACAAAATCCGCCGCGCGATACAGGCTTGCGCCGCGCTTCGCTTTATCTGCCACAGGCTCTGGCAAGCCAAAAACGTGTTTTCGGTAGCGTCCTATTAAGGTTGCATAGCTTATATTCAGCAGTTCAGCGGCTTGTGGTAAGGTGACTAATTGTTCAGTTGCCATGACTGCTTACCTCGCTATCGACAGCCGTGCGTTGATCCAACCTAACTTTGTAGTCCGCGTAATCTAAAATACGGATGTCGCTATTATGCTTTTTGATGTGTGCGATAAACGCCCCAGCGGTTGAAAAATAACTGCGAGTAGCACACCATTTTTGATAAACGCCTGCTGCTTTTGCCCGTGCTTTTGAACGATAAACCTTTTCCCAGCTTTTAATCTCTTTTGCCGAATACAGGCTAGACACTCTCAGCGCATAAAACCGCTGACTTATCTCTGGCATTTGCGCTAATTCGCTTTGCTTTCCGCTCCACAACCACTCGCTTCTTATCCAGCCATTCACATAGACAGCTATCACGAGTTTCATGCCAGATTGCGTAGTTTGCGCTGAAATAAGATGGTCATTAATCAGAAAATATTGCGCTCCATAAGTCCTTTCCAAATCCGCCTTGACATCATCAAACTGCGCCTTGCTTGGGTGTCTTTTTATTAAATCAGTCATGGCTTAACCCTCAATATCAAACTGTTCAACGGTTGCCGCCTTTTGCAACAACGCAACAAGACCACTCAAATCATGAGCGGCGCGTAGTAGCAATTCAGTGGTAGCGGATTCGGTGATTAGCACGCCACTGATAGCCAGCAAGCTCGCTGCCATTGACGCGCTGGATTCAATGGCGTGTGTGGCGAGTCCGCGATAGGCGACTTCTGCGTTAGCGGTCTCTAGGCGGCGCGTGGTGCGTGATAGCTCGTTTTCTAGGTCAACGATTTGATTATTTAACGTGACCAATACCTCTGGATTTTTCGCTTTGACCAGGTTGTTAGTCGCGGTCGATAGCCTGTCTTGTAGGTTATCGATTTGGTTTTGATAATCACTGGCGTGCTGAGCAACCAAGGTTTCTAGGTCTTGCTGTAGCTTCGCTTTTTCAACATCTAGCTGTTCAGCAACAAAGCCGCTGACTAAGTTACTAAAGCCTTTATCCGTTTTGATGCCCTCAATTTCAGCCTTGAAGCCTTCCAGTGCATCTTCTAGTCCATTTTTGTCTTTTAGCAACGCCATATTCTCTCTGGCAACCTGTAGATAATCCGCGTCCGATTGCTGTTTTTCTTTTTTCAAGCGGTTAATTTCAGCGACGGGCATTGCGCCACCTGCCTCTACGCGCTCTAACACAGTCTCCTTAACGCTGTCGGGTGCAGACAATAAGGCGATTGCTTGTGAGGGTGATAATAAGTGTCCAGTCGTGTGGACTGAGTCAGTCAATAACTCAGGCATTTCACTGGCTAATCTCATGTAGTTGTAAGCCTGCGACCGCTTTAGCCGTGGGCAGTTTTCAGCTAACCAGACATCAAAGCCGTGGGTATATTGACTAGCCTGTTTGAGTTTTTCGCCTAAGCGTGCCGCATTGACAATGGCTTTGTTAGCGTAATCAGTCACGCTGTCATTCAGCGCGTTAATTTCACCTGCCAAGGTTGCCAATGCCAAGGCATTGACAGGCAAGGCTTGCATTATCAAGGTGGGCATTTCACTCTGGGCGTTATACTCACGAACATTACGCTGCACTTTTACTGTCGATAAATCAGGTTGCTCGCTCATAACAATTCCTCTAGTCCAAATTCCAATAATTCATCAGTTAATTCAATTGGCTTATCAACGTCAATCTCCAGCTCTGCACATAATTCAGCGGGTGAAACAGCTCTATCCACAATGCCACGCGCTAATAATCTGACCGCAAACTCTTCACCTGTGATTTGTCCGTCTAGTTGCTCAAGCAACTCTAAGACCAATAGACCTTCAGTCGCTTCTTCAATGGCGGCGCGATAGGCTTTCTTGGCGGCTATCAATTTTTCTAGGCTATAGTTCATCACACGTCTCCATTCCAAATACTCAATGCTAAATCTTCTGTGACCTTAGCCAACCCCTCTTGCTCGATATACTCCATACAGTCTTCAATGGCTTCAAACAACGCACGCGAACTCTCTGCATTGCTGTTTAATAATCGCAAGGCGTTATACTCAAACATCGGTAAGGCTTCACTAATCTCTTTAATGCCGACGCGCTCAAAGCTGATCTGTAGAAAGCGACTTAATAAATCGCTGTTCTTGGTGTTAATCATGTTCTCAGCGAGTTTAGGCAAGCCTGCTAAGACAAACACTGAGCCGTGTTCGATAAAGTCTTTTAGGTGCGGAAAAATGCCGCGTGGCAAATGGTGCGCTTCATCTATCAACACCAGCCGTGGGTACAATCTGATTTGACCAATGTAGCGTTGCTTCTCCCACGGTTTAACGTCCGCTTCACCCGCGATTTCACCAATAACCTGTGTGGCCGTGCCGATACCTGAGATGATTTTTAAGTCAACCTCTTCATACTGCGTCACGATGTTGCGTAACAAGGTGCTTTTTCCTGCACCAAAATCCGCTGATAACATCACACTGCGTCCGTTGCGAATGCGTCTATCGATGTTGCGCATAGATTTTTGAATGCCTGCGGTTTCGATAAAGGCAACGCGCTTAGTGGGCTTTTTTATGATATTTAAACTCATTATGAATCTCCTGTTTTACAGTGCGTTACGCACTAATTTAATGCTGCTTTTTCTGAGTATCTCGATAGCATCGTTATCGAAATAGCTAAAGCGTTTATCATCGTTTTCGGGTGTGCCGTCATAGAAACGGATACTGACATCACTACTGATAATCTCTTGTGTCATTGCTTCATTTAGACCTCTCGCTATATGCGCTCTTAGTTTTTCTAAGCGTTTTTCCACTGTTAAAATAGGTAATGAAATCACCTCGAACAGCTTGAAAATCGCTTGCTCATTCAAGGCAATCACCGCCATTTCGTCTTGTTTTTTAAATTTTGCTAATTTTTTATCCTCAACATGAGCAACGCCTTCCGCATTAGGTGCAACGGAGGCTAGGGCGTAGCACAGTAAATCCGTGCCGTTTTCTTTCTTATCGACCGTGTCATTAAAAATACCCAGCCTGCCATCCTCTAATAAGCCCACTCTGACCGCTGTGCGCTTCGCAGTGAACAGCGTTTTATCCGTCACTTGCCAAATTCGAGACTTGTAAGCAATCGTGCCGTCGTTTTTCACGCTATAGCCCGATTCTTTATTGACCGCGAAGATGTTCATGTGCTTAAAATCCGCCTCAGTCATGGATGTCCATCCTTGACGGGCTATCAAGTCATCCCACAACTGCTGTGGATTTGCCTTGGTTGCCACGCCATTCATTCTAAAAGCGCGGGTTTCGTTGTTGATCCGTGCAATGTAATCTTGAATCACCTCAGACTCGTTCAGCTCATCCAAGGTAATGGCGATACGACGCACAAACATTTCTTGATTAATACCGTTCTTGCTTTGCCGTTTGCCTTTAAAGTCAGTCACTTTGTCTTTAAATTTCTGCAAAATGTCGAACTCTAAATCCCGATGTAAACCGTTCCAGGATGGCTCAGTTTTCTTACCTGCATTCTTGCCCGCTTGAAACGGGATCATGGCGAACTTGATACGGTGGGTATGCGCCCAATGTTTAGCCGCAAACTGCTCTAAAAAGTCCAATTTCAAAAACCCAGAACCGTTGTCGGGCTTTAACTCAATGTTAAAAGACTGAGAAGACGTACCTTTAGGAATGCGGTTAGTGCTTAAAACGTGTTTGATAAAATGAATGGAGTTAAAGCCAGACTCTGAAAAATAGGCTTTATGCCCCAGCTTATAACGTGAGCCAGCATCAACAATGCCAATGACTTCAAAGGCTTTCCACTGCCCATTCGCATCTAAAATCTCGATAGTCTTAGACCACGAACCATCCATGTGCCACACCTTACCGACCTCTTCTTCTTTGCAATGCCTAATCAGCTTATCGCTAGGCTCTACGTCACCAAACGCCTTGCTTTTAAGTAGGTATGTCAAGCCTTCGTTGCTAATAATCGTACTGAGCTGTTTAGCCGTTGGGTTCATGCCAAATTTTGCAAACAACTCTTTATTGAAGTTCTTATGCGTTCTGTGGCTGTTATCCCAAGTGCTAAGCGTGTTCGGCGTACACACTGTTCTAACCAACTCAACAAAATACTCCTTGATTTCAGCGGAGACCGTTGATGTTCTGCCCGTCAACCGCTTAGCATTACCCACCA